GATCCTGTTGACTTTATTGTAGGTTAATGGCATCAAAAAAATACAGACAGGGCATATTTAAACCAAAAAACCATACAAAGTTTATTGGAGATAAGGCTGTATATAGATCTGGCCTAGAACTTAAGTTTTTTAGGTTTTGTGATGATAATAACAATGTATTAAAGTGGTCTAGTGAGGATATTGTAGTACCGTATATAAGCCCAGTAGATGGTCGCATGCATAGATACTTCGTTGATAATTTTATTGTTATTAAAGAGGGTGATATAATTAAAAAATATCTCGTCGAAATTAAGCCATATAGACAGACTAAGCCACCGGCTACAAAGTATAAGAAACGCCAACATATATTATATGAGCAAAAACAGTGGGCTGTAAACACGAGTAAATGGAAGAGTGCTCGTCAGTATGCAAAGAAACAAGGCTGGGAGTTTATACTAATTACAGAAAAAGACCTTAAATAACGAGTTTTTTAAGGAACCCGGACTAAATAATTGTATGGCTTTGAAACTTAACCTAGTTTGTGAAAATCCCGACTCTATAGAAGAGTTTGAAATTATTGAAGAAGAGTCGAATAAAGATTCACCTTCTAATCTTTATATTAAAGGTCCTTATATGATGGCAGAAGGTGTTAATAAAAATAACAGACTTTACCCTCTTAACGAGCTTGAGAGAGAAGTACAACGTTATAATGAAGAGATGGTACAGCCAGGGAGAGCGATGGGAGAGCTTAATCACCCATCATCGGCTGATGTTGATCTGGAAAGAGCATGTCATATGATTACTGAGCTCTCACAAGACGGTAATGTTTTTTATGGTAAGTCTAAAGTATTAACTACGCCTTGCGGTCAAATTGTTAGATCACTTATTAATGATGGTGTAAAGGTTGGTATGTCATCTAGAGCTCTTGGTACACTAGAAGAAGGCTCAACACATAACACAGTAAAGAACCTTAAGCTGGTTGCTGTTGATTGTGTTGCTGATCCATCTTACCCAAGTGCCTTTGTTAATGGTATTCTTGAATCAAAGCAATGGGTGCTAGCAGATGACGGAAAATATGAAGAGATATATGATAGTTTTGAGAAATCTATTTCCAAGCTACCGAGTAAAGAGATCGATAAGTATCTTTTAGAAAGAATTATGTCGTTTATTAACCAACTATAGTATAAATAAATAATATGTCAGAAGATACGAAAAAAGCAGAGATTAATACAAAGCAACAGATAAATAAATTTATCTCAAGTGTTTCTGATAAAAATTATGCCTCTGCACATAAATATTTACAAAGCGTCATTGAGGATAAGGTATTAACCCGTATTAACAAGGCGACTGAAAAACCACTTTTCTAATTATGAGCAAAGACAACCTATTACCAGAAAGCGTTAAAGAAGTACTTACTGAAGAGTCAGTACTATCTATCGAAGAAGCAATTAAAGATAAACTTACCCTATCTGTTGAAGCGGCACTTACATCACAAGATGAGCTTTACTCAGAGAAGTTACAAGAGCTTGTCCAAGCTATCGACAAAGACCATACTACTAAGCTTAAGCGAATCGTAGAAGCAGTTGATAAAAACAACGCTAAGAAGCTGATCGCAGTTATTAAGAAGTATGAGGGTGAGGTTAATAATGATGCAAGTAAATTTAAAAACACACTTGTTGAGTCTATTTCGGATTATATTGAAGAGTATATCCAAGAAGCAGTTCCAACTGAAGCCATTTTAGAAGCTACTCAAAACAGAACAGCAATGGAAGTTCTTAAGAATCTACGCAAGGTACTCGCCGTTGACTCTTCACTCATGAGTGAGTCTGTTAAAGAAGCAGTTGTTGACGGTAAGACACAAATTGATATGCTTAGTAATAAGCTAGCAGAGCTTGAGAAAGAAAATGCCACTATTAAAGAGGCATACGCCAATACTAAAGTGAGTCTTATGCTTGAGAGCAAGACGTCTAAGCTACCAGCTAAGAAAGCTGAGTATATGCGTAAAGTGCTAAGCGATAAGACACCTGAATTTATTGAAGAAAATTTTGAATATACTGCAAGACTGTTTGACAAAAAAGAGTCAGAACGTGTCAGTGTAATTAAAGAAGAGGCTTTTGCTACAAGAAAAGTAAAAGCTGATGCTCCTGTAGTAGTACAGGAAAAGAAAGAGATTTCCAATCCGTATTTAGACGAACTAAATCGGATGAAGTAATTTTCTCCTGGTAGAATGAGGCATTCGGTGCCTGAATAACATAAGTTAGTTTTATACTACTCTTATGAAGGTCGAAAAAATAGAAAGAAACGAAATTATATGAATAAACCACAATCATTTATTGATAAGAATAGAGCCGACACTCTCCTAGAGAAGTGGGCACCTGTTCTTGATTATTCTTCCGATTCGGTTAAGACAATTAGTAATGACACAACTCGTCTGAATACTGCTATCCTCTTGGAAAACCAAGAGAAGTGGTGTCTGGAAGAGGCCAATACTTCGGGTGGTGCCTTTGGCCCCAACTCAACTCCAAGTCTTGGTGGTCAGGTTGGAAACAGCGACTCCTATGCAAATGGTGATCAACGTCTCCCTAAAGTTCTTATCCCGATGATTCGTCGTACTTTCCCTGAGCTCATTTCCAACGAAATCGTTGGTGTTCAGCCTATGTCTGGTCCTGTTGGACTTGCATTTGCGCTCCGCTACGCATACAATACCGACGCACTCGGTACTGGTATCGATGGTAAGTCTACTCCTGTAGGCTCACCAAACAACGTAGGTGGTGCTAAAGATGCTGGTTATAACGGCACCCTTACACAGGATGACACTACTAACGAACTTGGCTATCAAATGCTTGACACTCGCTTTACTGGATCCTCTGCTGCAGAGCTCTCCGGTGGAGAAGGGTTTGCATTTGCTGATCAAGATGCTGGTGTTGCACAGATTCTCGAAAACTTCGAGATCACTGGTAACATCCCACAAGTTGAAGTAAAGTTTGAGAAGACAGCCGTTGAAGCTGGTACCCGTCGTTTGGGTGCTCGTTGGTCTGTCGAACTTGAGCAAGACCTCAAGAACATGAACGGTATCGATGTCGATGCTGAGATCACGAATGCTATGTCATACGAGATCCAAGCTGAAATTGACCGTGAAATGCTCATGAGAATGATTCAATCCGCTTTGAATGCTGGCAACGGTGCCGGTTATTCAGTATGGTCGCCTGCTTCTGCAGACGGTCGCTGGTTGGTTGAACGCAACAGGGATTTTTACCAACGTCTTATCATCGAAGCTAACCGTATTGCCGTACGTAACAGACGTGGCGCTGCTAACTTTATTGTTGCAACGCCTAAAGTTTGCGCCATCCTTGAGATGCTCCCTGAATTCCAGTGGGTACCTGTACAGGGCGACGTAAGCACACAGCCTGTTGGTATTGCTAAAGTTGGTTCGCTTGGTGGAAGATTTAACGTTTACCGTGATACCCGTACTGAAGTTCAGAACACTAACGTCTACAAGGATAGTACTTATACTACCGGCGGCGTTAAAAAGGACACCAGTATTGAATACGCGCTCCTTGGTTACAAGGGTCCTGAATTCTACGATACAGGTATCATTTACTGTCCTTACATTCCTGTCATGGTACAGAGAACTATTGGACCGAACGACTTTGCTCCTCGCGTAGGATTGCTTACTCGTTATGGTGTTGTTGACAACATCTTCGGTGCTAACCTCTACTATCACGTCATCCTTTGTAAGGATCTAGGTGTAGACTTTAAACCAGGTAATGCTTCTAACTACTTTTAGTAGCTAGCAGTATACACAGAACAAATTATCCGAACCGAGGGGGCCGAAGACCCCTCGGTTCATTTGTGTAAAGGTATAAATAATAATATATGAAAGAAACTAAACTTTTAACTGCATCAAGCATTCTTGCGTTTATATTTATATTCTCAATGACTGGGCTTGATGTTGTGTTATCTTATATGGGGTGGAAGCCCACGTTTGGTGATGATGTACTAGCTGGAGTTATTGGCTTTTTACCCTCTGTTGGTTCCGTCTCACTCAGTATGCTAATAGGTGTAACGAAATCCTGGAAAACTACAATTCTAGCATCTATTATATGGCTGTTTTGTATTACTATATCCTTAACAGGTAACTTCTTAAATATGACAGCGCGCGCTTTTGAATCTCTTGAGACAGAAAAGATAGCAGAGGTAGCAGTTATAAACGTAAAGGATACAAATAAAGAAAGTATACAAATATTAAAAGACTCTAACAAAGAAAGATTGTTACTAGTTGATCAGGAAATAACTGATTTAACTGTTCAGTATGAAAAGGCTAGAGAGTCACGTGACTTTCAAATTAATGACGGGGTTAATCGTGATGGTACAGTAGGTCCGAAGGCTAGAGCTTTCCAGGCGTCAATGGATAGTATTTCTATAGATATATCAAAAAAACGAGAATATAAAATAAAACTACAAAATGAAGCAACAGCTGCACTTCTCTCTTTTCAAGCAGAAACTGCAAATACGCTATCTGAGGCCAATGTGGAACTGGCTGAGACACAAAATGATATGCGAGGTCACATGCCTGTTATTAGGTATTTTATAACTAACAAAGATCATCAGAGAAACGCGGTATTATGGGGATTAGGTTTATTTGCTGCTGTTATAAGTCTAGCAGGTCCAATTGTTTCATATGCCATGGCTGTACACCTGAATCATAAAAGACTCCGCCAAAAAACAAAACAACATACACAATCAAAACCCCGTTATAAGCTTGTTAAAAGTAAACCCATAAAAGAGGTAGTACATATCAGGGAAACAGTATCAGAGCCGGTTATAATAGAAAAGACAGTAGTTGTCGAGAGCTCACCACCACCAGTCTCTATAAAAGAAGAAGATATACCTACAGATAAAAAAACTGACGCATCAATTGAGGATTACTATAGTAAAGATACACGGGTTGACTCACTGAGTGTAGTAAAGGATAATGCAGCAGAGCTCGCTGAGATCGCTGAACAAACCCGCATGCGTAATAATGGTTATATTTAAATTACATAAAAAAACACCTTATTAAAAGCTATCTTTACCTTACCTAAATAAATAATAGTATATGCCAAACTTTTTAACATCGCAGACCATAGACAACTTTATGATCAGCCCGGATGCTCGTCATGCTCGGCATGCTATTGGACTTATAGATATTGAGAGTTTAAGTGGTAATTGGAATAGTACATATAGTACTGTCTACGCAAACAGCGCTTTCTGGGACGGTGATTTTTGTAATGAGACTGTTTTATTAAATCAAGTAAGTGCATGTAACGGTAACATGACGATTGATGGTAACATTAATATGTCTGCAGGTAACATTACTAACGTTGATACTCTCTGCGCAAGTGTTATACACAGTATATCATCCTTTACACAGTATCATGATATACAAGTTTCAGAGCTGTCAGGGTTTAAGGTAACTGGTGACGTAGAAGTAACTGGTGACGTAAGTGTTGCGAACATAACTACTCTTTCAGGTGGAAATAATACAACTTGGGATAGCGTTTATACTACAGTAAATGCAGCAAGTAGTACCTGGGATAGCGTTTATAGTGATGTTGCTGCTACAAGCGGTGATTGGAATAGCGTTTATAATAGCGTATTTGCTACGAGTGGGGATTGGAATAGCGTTTATAGTGATGTTGCTGCTACAAGCGGTGATTGGAATAGCGTTTATAATGATGTAGTTGCTACAAGTGCTAACTGGGATAGTGTATATAACAGCGTACTAGCTACAAGTGCTAACTGGGATAGCGTTTATAGTGATGTCGTTGCTACGAGCGGTGATTGGAATAGCGTTTATAGTGATGTTGCTGCTACGAGCGCTAGCTGGGATAGCGTTTATAATGATGTAGTTGCTACGAGTGGTGATTGGAATAGTGTTTATAATGATGTAGTTGCTACGAGTGGTGATTGGAATAGTGTTTATAATAGCGTATTAGCTACAAGCGCTAACTGGGATAGTAGCTACAATAGTACAGGAGCTTTAAGTGGGGATTGGAGTAGTGTTTATAATAGCGTATTAGCTACAAGCGGTGATTGGGATAGTACTTATAACACAGTCTACAGTAACAGTGCAAACTGGGATGGTGACTTTTGTGATGAAGTCGTTCTGTTAAATCAGGTTAGTGCTTGTGATGGTAGCTTAACATTTGATGGTAGTATTGATATGCAGGGTGGTGATATTACTAATATTGATACCCTATGTGCTACAGAAATTCATAGTATATCATCTGTCACACACTATCAAGATATTATTATTTCTGAACTTTCTGGTTTTAATGTTACTGGTGATGTCGTTGTTGAAGGTAATGTTGCTATAGTGGATACACTTACTGCAAATAATATATCAGCTGGTAATGCCTTTTATACAGATTGTGGAAATAGTGATGAGTGGTGTTCTACTAATAATACAGTTGAAGCAACATCTGCTAACTGGGATAGTGCTTATAACACCACCCAGTCACAGAGCGCGGGTTGGTTAGATACAAAAACAGTAGTTCAAACTAATAGCGCGCAGTGGTCTGAACTATTCGATAGTTCTTTATTAGAAGCAACATCTGCTAACTGGGATAGTGCTTATAGTGATGTAGTTGCTACGAGTGCAACATGGAACGACTCAACTAGTGTAGTTCAAACTAATAGCGCGCAGTGGGCAGATAGTTACGCTAACGGTGGAACAATAAACGGTGAGCTTATTGTAAATGACTGCGTTGTAGCTGATTGTATAAAGCTAAAAGCCGCAGAGATACAAGATTATACACTTGAAAAGATATTTAGAGGTGAGTTGATTAAAACTCCTGCAGTTGGTGAAAATATAATTAGTACATTTGATATAGGCATTAACCCGTCATTAGTATGGGTTGATTATACTATTGTGGTTATAAGTTCAGGGCCTAGCCATACACAATCAACACACAACGGTAGACTATCCCTAAGCGGTACACAAATCTTAGCTAATCAAGAACTTTATACTGTACCCGCCACTCCACCGCTAGTTAATAACATCTTCTTTGATACAACTAATAATAAACTTAATGTAACTGCAGATGTAGAAGATGAAGTTAGCTTAACATTTTTCGGTAAGGCCTTTTATGTGAATAGGGTATTAGACTTTACGTTTGGACTAGAAGGTAATAATAATGATATATTAGTTTCTGAATTAAATCCTGAAAACGAATTCTCACTCGAATAAATAATAATACAGAACGATGGCAAAAATAACATTTACACAACTAGAAAGCCTAGCAACAGAGTCAGTAAATCTCTCATCTATTGTACCTATTGTACAAGATGGAGAAAACTATAAGATAGCGCTGAGTAGTATTGATAATAGTGACCCTAATTGGGACTCTACTTATACATCTGTACAAACCAATAGCGCTTCTTGGGGTATTGACACTGTTTATGATGATTCTTTGCTACAGTCTACATCAGCTACATGGGACAATACATCAAGCGCGGTTCAAACAAACAGCGCGCAATGGGCTGTTGATACGGATACCATCTATGATGACAGCTTACTACAGTCTACTTCAGGTAGCTGGGATAGTACATATACAATCGTAGGTGCTAATAGTGCTTCATGGGATGCTCATACAGATCCTTACGATGATGCCCCTGTAACGGCTTTACAATCAGCTAGTGCTACATGGGACAATACATCAAGTGCGGTTCAAACAAATAGTGCACAGTGGGCTGTTGATACAGATACCATCTATGATGATACTCCTGTAACTACTTTACAATCAGCTAGCGCTGAGTGGGATGATACGTCAAGTGCTGTACAATCAAATAGCGCACAATGGGATGCTCATACAGATCCTTATGATGACTCATTACTACAGTCTACATCAGGTAATTGGAATAGTTCTTATACGACTGTAAATGCTAATAGTGCTAGCTGGGATGCTCATACTGCTCCTTATGATGATACACCTGTAACTACTTTACAATCAGCTAGCGCTGAGTGGGATGATACGTCAACCGCGGTTCAAGCAAATAGCGCACAATGGGCCGTAGATACAGATACTATTTATGATGATAGCTTACTACAGTCTACATCAGGTGCTTGGAATAATAATTACACGACTGTACAATCAAATAGTGCTACTAACTGGGATAATACAGCTAATACTCTTGCTTCAGTCACAACTAATGGAGCAACTACAGTAAACGACATCGAAGTTGGTAGGATTGTTACGACTGGTAACACGCTTGGAGCGGCGGCGATCGGTAGTCTTGCCATAGGCGGGACTGGCAACTCGGCACTTGGCGAACAATCTGAAGTGCTTGGTGGTGGAGGCTCTTCTGCTTCTGGCACGGGATCAACTATTGTCGGGGGCAACGCCTCAAACAACTCTGGGAACTGGGCGATTATAGCAGGTGGAAGAAATCATACCAATACAGCGGCAGCGCGCTCAGGTACATTAGCAGGTGAGCATACTACTACTACCCACACGGATTCAGCTATGCTGGCGGTAAAAGGCACGGCTAGTGCAAACAAACAAAGCCAAGCTAATCAGACAGCCCACGTTGATAACTTACACATTTTTGAGGGTGGATTCAAAATGCCAACTGGCGCGACTGATACTTATGTGATGACCACAGACGCTAATGGCGTAGGCACATGGCAAGCGGCTGGCGGAGGTCCTTCTGGGACTACACTCTCAGGCACTACAGCAAATGCCACTCCAACAGAAATCTTTGTAGATGGAACATCTCCAAATAGAGTAGATGTCGCTACTGGTACAACCATTACATTTTCTGCTTTAGTTGCCGCAAGATCTGCCACTGAAAGTGCTGGCTATAAGATCGAGGGTGTCATTAAGAACGATGCTGGAACAGCCGCATTAGTTGGCGTTGTAGCCAAAACAGTTTTCGCCGAAGAGGATATAGCTTGGGACATTACAGTAACTGCGGCTAATAACGCACTTACCTTTATTGTAACTGGTGATAGTGCTGATTCGGTATCTTGGGAAGTAACTCTCAATAAGACCGAAGCAACCTAAACCATGAGTCAAACATTCAAAGGAGACATAACTAACAATGTAGTCGAGCTTAACTTACAAGCTGGGGCTACTAACATTGGAACTCCTACTGTTGCATATGATGGCACTAATAATGGTGAGATTTCTGTGCAGGTAATGGGGGATGTGGATGGTAGTAGTGGTTTTCAAAACGACTCTACATTAAAAGGATTAGTAATTGGCACATCATGCACAACTATTGGGAATAGTGCTTTTGACTTTTGCTCTGGCTTAACTGGTTCATTAGTCATTCCAGATAGTGTTACTAGTATTGGTGACTTTGCTTTTTCTGAGTGCCTTTTAACTAGTTCATTGAATATTGGAAATAGTGTTACAACTATTGGGGGTGGTGCTTTTCGGTATTGCGAAAGCTTAACTGGTTCATTAGTGATCCCAGATAGCGTTACGTCTATTGGGAATTATGCTTTTTTTGCTTGCAACGACTTAACTGGTCCATTAGTTATTCCAGATAGCGTTACGAGTATTGGGGGTTATGCTTTTTATGCTTGCGGTAGCTTAACTGACGCATATGTTAATTGTCCTGCATCATCTTGGATAGGGTCAAATGCTTTCCTATTTACAAATTTACTTACTAACATATACGTTCACGCCGATTATGTAGCTGGATATAATGCGGCATGGAAGACCGCGCAAAACACTTCAGCAACCGTCAGCACTTGGACAAACTACCCCACTATACCATAACACAAACTTTAAATAAATAATAATATGAAATACGCAATCACAGGCCCAAAAGGAGCAATTTTTAACATAGTAGATGCCGAGCCAACAGACGCTCCACACTATAGCGAAATTTCTGATGCTGATGCAGCTACAGTAGAAGCTAGTGAGGATAGATTCTTTATCGTTGATGGTGTTCTTCTGACACAAGAGGAATTCAGAGCAGCTAAACAACAAGAAAGATATGAAGCACAAATTACTGAGTTCGGTGCTGATATTGATGGCGCAAAAGCATTCGTAAGAGATCACTTCGCGAGTAAGAGATATGATTTTGAAGTAGGTGGCATTGATGTAAATGGACTAGCAGTAAGAACTGATAGATTTACAGTAGAGCGAATTTACCAAGCAAGATTCTTGGCTAAAGAAGATCCGGGGTTTGATACTGATTGGAAACTAGGTGATGGTACATTTCTTACTATTGATGCCACAACCATTATTAGTATATCTGATGCTGTAACAGCACACCTTAAAGAAGTATTTACAAAAGAAAAGACAGCAAATACCTCAATCGACGCCTCAACCACACTAGCAGAACTACAAGCGATCACTTGGTAATATGAGCAAAACATACAAAGGAGATGTGACAGGTAATGTCGTTGAGCTTAATTTGCTTGATGCCAACGAAGGCACGTTGCC